TACCACCAGTAGAACAATTAGAAGAAGCCTCAGCGGTAGATTGGACCCCTACTACGCCAAATGATAACAATGCGTTTTTCAATCCCAAATCTCTATACATAATAATTGATGGAAGGGATGGTTATGAAGATCAAATCGTTTCTCCACATGTAATAGTTAATAGACCTTGGGCTGGTACTAGAAATTCTATTAAGTACCTTCAAGGCAAAGAGATGTTTGAGCCACAACCTTACATCTCAGGTGGTCATGTTAGAACACATTATAATTATGATGAAGGTATTGCAGTTTCGTACTATTTCGATCATAATGAAACCAGATGGATTAAAAGTATACAAAGTTTTGATCCCACAACCGTTCCTAATGTTGGATCTAGAAGACAAACGGGCGGACCCCTCGTATTTAAATGGATTTTTAATAAACGTAGCATGATTTAAGGATTAATAATGGAAGATAAAGTAAAAGAAACCTCCCTTACCCTATCAGCGTCTAGGGTTAAAACCTACACACAATGTCCTAGGAAATACTACTACAACTATATTGAAAAACTTCCAAGGCTGGATTGGGATCATTTTGATCTTGGTACGCTGGTTCATGGTGCTTTAGAATTTTTCCATGAAACACTGCGTACAGATAAAGATTTGGAAAATGTGAATATAAATAAAATAATGAAGGAATCTTTTAAAAAACAACGCTCATTGATGGAAAAAGGAGGTGATAAACTTCCTCCAATATCTTTCAAAAAGCATGTTCTTTTAGATGCACGCGACATTTTAAAAGAATATATGGAAAAAGTTATTTCTAAAGGCATTGATTCCACAATTCTACAACTTGAAGATGAGTTTGAAATAGATTTAAATGAAAACTATTTGATTAAAGGCGTGGTAGATAGATTAGACCGAGATTCAGATGGAATTTATCACATTAAGGATTACAAAACCAACAAAAATGCAAAGTATATGGAACCATCTCAACTTAGAGTTTACGGCCTCTATTTGCTGAACAAATATCCAGAGGTTAAAAGATTTCGTGGTTCGTATATTATGATGAGATTTGGTGGAATGTTAATATCCTATGATTTTACAACAGAAGATGTAGAGAAAGAACGACAAAAACTCATCAACTATGCTGATTTAATATCTGAAGAGGAAAGGTGGGTCGCTCGACCAACAAATCTTTGCGATTGGTGTGATTTTAAATCAGTATGTCTTAACACCTGGTAAGGAGCCCTCCATGCAGTTGGTTAATAGTAAAAACCAGTTTTCTGGATATGTTGTTGTGTGTAATGAAAATGTATATATTAATGTTGCAACAGGGCTGGGTTTTAATAGGGTTTTTGAGTTAATGAAAAATTCTATTAAAAGATTAACCTATAAATATTATCCTATGTTGGAAAGTTTTGAAGATGCTAAACAAGAGGTTTGTCTGAATGTCTTTGAAGGTATTTTAAGATACGATCCCAACAAAGGGGCTTCATTATCTACTTTTCTGAATATTTTTGTTACCAACAAGATGAATAACAAAATTAGAGATTTTTCTCTCCGCAATAAAACTCAATTTTTAACAACAGTGTGTTTAGAAGAGTTTGGCGGTGATCCACTATATAAAATGGAATTGAAGAAAAGAACGGAATGTTGGGATCCCAAATGGAAAAATATTATTTTTCGTATATTTGTACTTGACGAGAAAATATCGAATGTTGCTTCTGATGAAGGATTTACTCCATGGGGTCTTACAAGGGCAATTCGAAGAAAACTAAATGAAGCAAGAAAGATGTAAGTTATGGATTTAGATAAAGATGCTAAAAAGTGGCTGGAAGAGCACGCTGATAAACTTCCACCAGAAGAGTTACCTTTTGAGGAAGAAAAAACTTATATCAAAGAAGATGGAACTTGGCCCGTACCGAAAGCCGTTCCAGATATGCAGAATTTTCAACATATTAACACCCCTAATGAATTCAATAAAATAGTTGGAGATCCGCGAAGTTGGCAAACCATTCTAAATAGACAGGATTTGTTTGAACAGTGGATTTTGCCTCACGCCGTATTGTTGTTCAGCAAATTGTGGTTTGATAAAGTTAAATGGAGGCACACAATAAGTGCTGGAGTGCCATTTCCTTTATTTTCTTTGGAAGATAAGCAGGAAGCGGCAAAAAGGGGCATATCTTTGGAAGATACCCAAATGGGTAGGGCTATTATCACGAGTATTGTTTCAAAGACATCATATGCTCTTCACAAATATTTATTCAATAAAATAGAATCAGGGAAAGTTCGTAAGAATGAAAACCCTGGTGGATATATTATAGGGGCTATTAAAAATGAGTTAATTGAACAAGTGGGTTTGGATGTCGGCTATAGATTAAAATCTGTAACTCTTTGCCCGCTCTGTTTGTCTGGCATAAAAGGTACTGTTTTAAAAACTCCATTAATAGAATGTGGTTCCAATATATATACATGTCCTAAGTGTAAACATGATGCATTACAGTTAGAAATATCAAATGATAATCAGGAACTGTTAAACAAATTGAAATATATGGAGACGTTTTATGGAGCTTCTTGTATATGTACGAACAATAAATGTTCGGGCAAATTTATTCCAGTAGATTTATTGGGTATTCCAAGAAATGTAATAAACCCAACTATTGGAACCCAAGTATTTAGAAAATTGCCAAAAGATTTTTGGGATATCAGAGTAACTTGTCCATTTTGTAACATTGAGTTTATCATAGAGAAAGCACTTTTGGAAAAATCAGGGTTTAAGGATAAATCTGGACACATTACTGGTCTGCCTAAAATGTTGATTTGGGATAATTCCGATATAACGCTTGACACAAAGAATTCTCAATCTATAGTTATAGCAGAAAAGACTCCGTCCAATGTTGCAGATGTTGACCTTCAAATTGTGGCACAGCAAAGGCTGGAGATTTTGATGGGAGAAATTCTCCTCCGCATGAATAAGGTCAAAAGAGATAATGTAACGGGGCTTACTTCTTGGTTTTTTTACAAATCTGTGCTTGAATGGATGATACAATATTGGGATGAAGCAACAAGGTATTTTTTTGGGTGGGAAACAAAAACCAGATACACCACCTTAAAGGAGATGGAGAGGACTGGGGAAACAACAAAGAGAGTTACGAAAGTCGCAAAAGGGCAAGAAGTATCCATACACAGATGTATATTTTCGAAATGGGTTAATATGTTGGAAAATAATATATATAAATTTAAGAGTATTAGTTCTATATCGAAATTAGAAGATCTCTATTGGTTTTGCAGAAAGCCTAAATTTTCGGGAGGCCCTAAATCAGTTTTTAGAGTAAAGGTAAAAAACAATAAAATTATAAACAATAGTGATATAGTTTTAGTAAACAAAAAAGGTCTTCCCCCCAGGTTAGCCAAAATCTATTCTATTTATAAAATAAATAGAGGTAAGATAGATAGATCATACAACTTTGTAAATGATATAAAGATTTGCGAATGGCAAGCAATCAGAATGAATAATGGAGTTTTAAAGGATAAAGAGCAGGTTAGAGTGGAGGCGCTTATGTTACCTGGACATCATTCACATGCACCGATTCAAAGAATTACAAGGCTTCGTTCTTCAACCTTGAATGATATTATATGTAGAATATTGGAAGAAGAAAATACTGGTGAAAGAGACTTGCGTTTTTGGGAAGATTGGGAGAATCGGGTAGAAATAGCCAGGAAAAATCTTTTAAAGGAGAATGAATATGACAGAAGATAACGAAATTAAAAATGTTGAAGCAGAATGGCATCATGTTGTTACTGTGGATGATTTGGGTAATTTGAAACGCAAAGTTCATGTGGTGTATGACACAGAGGGTGTTGATATGGCCTATGATAAGGCCTGTGGTTTGGTGACAAAACGCGCTCAAATAAAAGGGTTTAGAAAAGGAAAGGCGCCAAAAGCATTGGTTAGAAATTATTGTCAAGAGCAAATTAAAACTACAGCCTCTACGCTACTTGCGAATGAAGGATTTCTACATGCTTGTTTTGAACATAAAATCCAACCCCTTGGAGAACCTCGTGTAGAAGATGCTGAGTTTAATGTGGACGGAACTTTTTCCTGTGATATATTTGTTGATGTAAAGCCAACGATCACTCCATCTGGATATGTGGGAATGCAACTCAAAAAGCCCGAAATTGATGCGGATCAGGTCTTCGAGCGTATGATGGATGGAGCAAAAGTTCAATTTGCGTCGATAGTAAACAAGGATGTTGTGGAAGAAGGCGACAATGTTGAGGTAGATTTTGAAGCAAAGTGTGGTAATGATGAGGTGGCAGCAGGAAAGGGACATCATTTTGAGATTCGTGCTGGAATGGAAGAACCGTTTGGCGAGAATCTTTTAGGAATGAAGGTTGGTGAATCACGAGAAGCATCCTACATCGTACCAGAAGATTTCAAACAACATCCAGGAGAGAAGGCGATTGTTACGGTTAACTTAAAATCTGTAACTGCCAAAGTACCTCCAACCGATGAGGAATTGGTTGAAAGAATGCAGGTCCCTTCTTATGAAGATTTAATAAATTTGATGAAAAATGAGGCACAAAATGAAGCCTCCAAGAGAGAACAGCAAACATTGGAGGAACTTGCTATAGATAAGTTGCTTGAAATCCACGAATTTGATGTTCCTGAAAATTGGGTTGAAGAGGAAATGAAATATATGGCTAAACAGTTCGGTGTTGATACGGAAGGAGATGAAAAATTTAGAGATTATGTCCACAAAATGGCTGAAAGGAATGTGCGTAGAACTTTTATCTTAGATGCCATTTATGATGCTGAGCCCTCTATACATGTTAAAAAGGAGGATATTGAAGAATTAATCAGACAGGAGGCCGAAAGAACAGGAGTAAGTACATTAACAATCAAAGATAGATTTAAAAAGAAGAATGTTATGGATGGAGTTTTAGGTATGATGCGACAACGAAAGGTTATGGCACTGATTTTAAGTCAGGCTCAACTTATTGCGGAGGATGAAGAGCCGTCGCAAGAAACCGAGTCTATTGAAATTCCAGAAAACCCATTAGGATAAGGAGGAAGAAAATGGCAGTAAGTAATGTTTGGGTCGTACAAGGGTTCCAGGTCAAGAAGGTTGTTGTTCAGAAGGATAAAATGGAACTTGTTTTAGTGGCTGATAAAGATGATTTAAGTGCACAAGATGGAAATGTTGGCGATATTTTGGCATCCTTAGAAGCACATTCCAGTGGTGAATATCCAGTGGAGGTTACGCTTGGTCGCTGCGGATCTTCGGACTAAACTTATCTCATTGGGAGTTAAAATTTCTAATGTAAGCGGTGGGTGTTGTGGCAATTCCAACCATAATACCACCGCTTATTCTCTTCCAATGAGATTGGATGTGGACATATTACCCTTCTTAACAGATTTTGGAACGCCAAGTCCATCATTTACAAAAACAAGTCTATTGAAAATTTATAATAAACAGTTAGCCATAACTGGGGTTAGGAAAATGAGTCAAATCCGCTATGTTGTAAGAGATAAGGATGGAGAGACTCTAAGAGATAAATTTGAAGAAAAATTAATCGAATATGTAGAATGGTATAATAAAAAGTAAGGGGCTCGGTATGAAAAACTTCGTTAACCTCCACGCACATACAAACTTAGGATCTATGTTAGATGCCCTTATAGGTGTTGATGAACTTTTTGAAAAAGTTAAAGATCTTGGGCAGGAAGCGGTTGCAGTAACAGACCATGGTACATTAGCAGCACACTTGGATGCTTTTTGGGCATCAAAAAAGACTGGTATTAAGTTTATTCCGGGCTGCGAGATTTACTATGTTAATTCATATGATTTTTTACCAGAAAACCCAAACGCAAAAAGAAAAGTCAAGAAAACAGAAAAGCGTAAGCATTTAGTTTTACTGGCACAAAATCATACTGGGTATAAAAATCTTTTGAGGCTTAATTATATTGGGTTTCAAAATCATGTTATGGTTATGGGAAGAGTGTTTCCCAGAATAAACTGGCATGATTTATCCCAATATACGGAAGGTTTAATCTGTACATCTGCTTGTGCTAATGGTCCAATATCACGCCTTATTATAGATGAGGAATATGATCGGGCTGCAGAGGTCGCACAAGAATTTGCAGAACTATTTCCAGATAGGTTTTTTATTGAATTGCATCCACACCTACTAAAAGATGATCCATTGGATCAAGATAAAATAAATAAACATTTAATCAACATTGCCAACAAGTATGGTATTCCAATGGTGGCGGCGATCGATACGCATTATGCTACTCGTGAAGTCGAAAAATATCACGATGTGCTTTTAGCAATTAATGCAAAAAAACCCGTGGATGATCCCACTAGGCATCGCTATGGGATTGATGAGTTTTATGCTAAAAGTGGAGACGAGGTATATAATTTCTTAAACAAGCATTATGGCGTGGAAGTTGCGGAAGAGGCTGTTAACAATACAATAAAAATAGCGAATATGTGTGAGTCCCCCGATTATATGGAGCCTAAAGGGAACCATCTTCCAGTTTTTAAAGCATCTGAAGCTAGTGATTTTGAAGACTTTTCTAAGTGGCGTGTTAAAGCCAAAATGGAAAATAAACCAGATGATATAGCATATATGAGGTTTAAATGTATCGAAAGTTTCAAAAAAAGATTTGCTCACTTATCTAAGGAAGAAAGAAAAACTAGATGGGAGCGTGTTAAAAAGGAACTTAAGATTTTAGAGGATAATAACTTCTCATCATATATGCTTGTTGTATCTGATTTTATTAAGTGGGCTAAAGATAATGGCATCTTGGTAGGTTGTGGTCGTGGTTGTCTATCAGGCGATACGCTAGTTTTTACTAGCGGCGGGTTTAAAAAGTTAAAGAATGTCAAAAAGAATGATTTTGTTTTAACCCACAAAGGAAGATTTAGATTAGTAAAAAATACTTTTAAGTATGATGTATCAAATGAAAATTTAACTAGTCTTAAAACTGATTATTCATTTGGGCCTATCATTTTAACAAATGACCATGAAGTATTTGCTGTTAAGAAACAAAAAACAAAAAGATATCAACAATTTTTGAATAACAATTGGCGCCCCCCATTTAAGGAAAGGAAGTTTATTGTAAAAAATAATCCATCTTTTATCCCAGTTTCTGATCTAGAAGAAAATGATTTTATATTCATGCCTTTTCCTGAAAGGTTTAGCTGTGATATAGAAAGTTTAGATTTAAGTGAATATTGTGGTCCTAATGATACTATAATTGGTGACAAAATTGTTTCTAATATTTCACTTACTAATGGTTTATCTATAAGAAAAATTAGCAAAGAAACTGGCCTTAATAGAGGAACTATTCAAAGAGCTAAGAGAAAAAGTAGAATTTTAAATTCTACAAAAAATTCTATTTCTTCCTATTTGTTAGATTACAACACAACCTTAGAATTGTGGCAGAATGATAAAAACACAGAAAAGAGAGAGATTAATAGGTATTTAGAGTGTGATGAAGAATTTTGTTATATTATGGGAAGGTGGATTGGGGATGGCTGGATCCATGATAAAAATCAATCTTACAGTATTGGTTTTGCTTTTAATCGAGATGATTTAAGTGGCAAAGAAAGAGTTTTAAGTTATTTTAGGGATTTAGGGTTTAAATGTTCTATTATCCCACATAAAGAAAAAAAGTTAGATCAGTTGTATGTATATAGTTATATTTTAACCAAACTGTTAAGAGATTTGTTTCCTGATTATCAAGATAAATCTTATACTAAGTCTTTGGGCCTTTTAAAAAATTTACCTTCTAACAAATCACACCAAATAATAATGGGTGTTAAACACTCTGATGGTCATTATAATGCAGAAAGAGATCGGCGTGAAAACATTGATTCTACAAGCATTAATCTTATTAATGATATTAGACAAGAGTTATTATATTTAAAAATACCAAGCAGTGTTTCAGTTAGAAAAGATCATAAACATGGAGAATATCTTTGTAGAAAATCTTATAAGTTAAGATTTAGAGGCCTTGAGGGAAAGGTTTCAAATATAGTTGATCATCGTATTTTTAAAAATGGATATTTTGTTAAAATCTTAAAAAAGGACCCAACACAAGAAAAGTTCGTTTATGATATTCATGTCGATGAAGATAATTCTTATGTAACACAAAATTATGCAGTTCATAATAGTGTTGGCGGATCCATGATAGCATATTTGCTAGACATCCATAGTGTTGATCCAATTGAATATGGTCTTCTTTTTGAGAGATTTCAGAATGCATATAAGAAGGATTTGCCAGATATTGATACAGATTTTACATCTGCTGGCCGAGATTTGGTAAAAGATTATTGTAAACAAAAATATGGAAGAGAAAATTGTGCCCAAGTTTCAAATATAAATACATATACACCTAAAAATGTGATTCCAGATTTGGTTAAATCGATGCGTAATGTGATGCCTGGTCTTATTGCTCCAGGGCAAAACTATGTTACAGTATCTGATGAAATTAAAAAAGCCATTCCTGATATGGATGAGAATAAAAAGAAGATTAAAACATTAGAAAAAGCAATGGAGATTTCACCAAAACTTAGAGAATTTGCCTCATCATGTCCGGAACTTATGGAATATGCAGATGCTATTGTTGGTTTGCCCAAGGAATATTCAACGCATGCTGCAGGTATGGTGATTTCTGATATACCTATTGTAGAATTTGCTCCTGTACGGGTTGACAAGAATAAAGAAACTGCGGCCCAATATGAAAAAAATAGGTGTGAATCTATTGGTTTAGTAAAAATGGATTTTCTTGCTATTTCTACCCTCGATGTGATTGATGAAACTTTTAAAAATATTAAGAGGTTGGGAGTTTCTGGACCAAAACAGATGGAAGATATCCCTTTGAATGATAAAGAAACTTATAAAATGATTCAGGAGGGATATACAAAATGTGTGTTTCAATTGGGCAAATCCAGTATGATGGTCGCCTTATGTAAACTTATCCGTCCCAAGTCCATCGTTGATATTGCAATGGTAAATGCTTTGGGGCGTCCCTCTTCATCAAATGAAGAGCGAAAAGAATATGCTGATCGTCGATTTGGTAAAAAGGAAGTTACATACTTACATCCAAGTTTGGAAAATTCTTTAAAAGAAACATATGGATTGGGAATCTTTGAGGAGCAACTAATGGGTGTTGCCCAAGACGTCGCTGGATGGGATCTTAATAAAGCGGATGGTCTTAGAAAACTTACCAAATTAAAGGGCAAAAATCCGCAGTTAGCGCTACAGTTGGAGGTTGAATTTATTGAAGGCTCTATGAAGAAGCATGATATATCTTATGAAAAAGCAAAAGAAATATGGGATAAGGTTGTCCTGCCCTTCGCGGGATACGGGTTCAATAAAAGTCACGCAGTCTTTTATTCCATAAATGGATATATTACTGCTTATTTAAAATGCCATTATCCTGCAGCCTTCCTAGCAGCATATTTGAAAATCAAGGCATTTCGTGGAGGTATCAATAAAGACGAAGAGATCGCTATGGCAAAAAATGAATGTCGTAGAATGAATATTAAAATTATCCCTCCAGATATAAATAAAAGCGGAGCAGGGTATGAAGTTTTAGATTCTAAGACTATTGTTATGGGATTTGCTGCGATAAAGGGAATGGGAGAAAAGGCGATAAACGAGATTGTTTTGAAACAGCCGTTTACTTCATTTGTGGATTTTTTATATAGAGTTGAGGCTAGAACTGTAAATAAAAGCAAACTTGAGGTTTTAGCAAAGGCTGGTTGTTTTGATTCTATGGAAATTTCGCGGAAAGCCATATATGATGAGGGCAAGAAAACAAGAGATAAATTGGGATCTTTTTTGCGCCGTAAAGTCAAAGATGGGTATGATTCAGAAATGGCTTTAGATGATTTTCCCATATCTCTTCCAACTGGCGAGTGGTCTAGACAAGAGTTGTTAAGACATGAGCAAGAAGTTTTAAGTGAACTTGCATCAGGGAATATTGGGGATTTGTTTCCAGGATTCTTCATTGGTGGGGGTAGAATTACACCAATATCGCGCCTTGATAGACTTCCGAACAGAGAAGAGATTATAGTGGAATTTATGGTAAAAGCCTTTTTAAGGGAATTTAAGATTAAAAAGGGGAAATATATAGGACAGCCTATGATAAAATATAGAGTTGGTGATGTTGAGGGATCGGAGACGGAACTGACGGTATGGCCTTCCGAGTATAAGAGTGCTAAAAAGTTCATGAAAGAGGGTATTCCTGTTCGAGCACGGTGTCAAATTAGTGAATTTAATGGGAATAAGACACTTATGTTACGATCTATAGAAAAAGTATACGGAATTTAAGTTTTTTGTTGACTATTTGATAATAGATATTAAATTATATGTTAGGAGGTCGAAATATATGCTATGCGTATCTTGTAAAGTTGAAATATCTCCGACATTTAAGCATGCTATAGCACAAAATATTTGTCCGGCGTGCGGAAATTGCTTATTAGATGAGGAGACGTTGGCTCTTGTAGAAAATATAAAATCTACGATTGCCAATGAAGCCAAACTTCGCGATGAGACAGTTCATAAATTAGCCATGGCTTTACTAAGTCAGTACAGCATTTCTTTTCGCGATGATGTTCAGTCAGTGGTTGCCCACGATTATGTACCAACTATGCCAACTCCAGCCCAGCCTGCCGTTGAGCAACTAAAGGTGGCTCCCCAAAGTACAATGAAGCAGGTGGTTGATCAAAGAAAACAAGAGGTCATTACCGCCGAGGAAGTAATGCCTAAGGGGATTTCTGATGTCGAAAGAGAACGAATTATGGAAGAAGTTGTTAGAGAAAGATACGCAGTCGTTGACCAGATCCAGAGCACCGCCATGACTGGGGATTTTGATGATGATATTGGTGAAGTTAGCCCAGAATCCCTTTTTACAGAGGGAGATGCGAATCCCATTCTGGAGCAAGAAAGGTTAGCCCGCCTGGCCAAACAAAAACAGGCAATGAGTGGTAAAAAACCTGGGGCTTTTAGTAGGAGTGGGTGATGCCTCGCCGAATTATAGATTATAAATCTATTGATATGGAACCAGAAGAGTTCGAATATTATCAAAAGTTGGTGGAGGAATTCACATATGGTGGATATTCTGGTAAAGAACAATTTCGTGATATATTCGATGTCGATGGTGATGGGTGCATTACAATGATCAGACCTCCACTAAAAAAGGAAGTAGGTTGGGCGGTTATAGTTTTTCTGCAGAATTTGATGATAAATCAACGACTTCGCAGAATGGAAAGAAAGATTGTAGAGATTTTAAATGAGCAGAAAAGCACTGACGATTAGAGAAGTTTTAGATATAGATAATTTTGATCCTATGTCAATTGATGTCTCGGAGTTTGATGAATTAGCCAAATCGATGCCCAGAGATGCAAATATTGATTTACAAACAGCGGAAATGCTTGCTGCACAATATTTAAGGGCAGCGGATAGGTGTAGCGAAATATTGTCCACTCTTATTTGGTTTGAGGGAAGAATTAAAGCAAAAAAGAACGCAACCAGAAGTAGGTTATATTTGATGGCAAAAGATGAAGGATTTAAAACAGTAGAAGATCGTAAGGCTTTTGCTGAAAGTCATGCTGATTATATCGAGGCTGATGAGGCGCTCGCGGCTGCTTATGCTGCTCGTAAAAATTTTGATATGCGACATGATTATTTTTTAAAGTCACATCAATATATGAAAGAGCGTTTGAGAAGCGAGCAGAAACTTCAAAATTCCTCAGGATTTTCTGAAACTGCTGGTAAACCATATGGAGAAAGGAATTGGTGATGTCAGAAGAAGCTGCAAGACTAGTATATTTGGTTGTATTCAAGAAAAAGAATGTAAAATCAGCGAATAAGTTTTTCGTTGTTACTTCAATTCGCAGAGATGAGTTTAATAGTCCTGCAGTTTTTCATGGGATAGGATACTGGGCAACAGAGCATCCTAATAACATATTAGATACACGAGCAAAAATAACAGAAGTTTGGATACCTTGGGAACAAATAGACCATGTTGAGAGTCTGATGTATCGTCAAAGAAGTTGAGTTATTTGGCATTTTACATCACATAAAACAACTTGCCCGAATATGTGCACAGAGCACCAGGGCTAAAAAAGGAGGATACTATGCCTGAAGTAAAATATGGAGAACTACCAGATTGGGAATCGGGAGATGTTTCTAGTCCTAATGATTTCATGAATCTCGCAGAGGGGAATAACAAGGTTAGGGTTATCACTAATCCTTATCAATTTCTTGTACACTGGGTAAAGGATGTCACTGGCGTTAATCGCAAGATTAAGTGTGCTATTAACGGCTGCCCCCTTTGCAAAAAGGGTGTAAAGACTCAGTATCGTTGGTATATTGGTGTCATTGACCGTGTCAGCGGACAGCCAAAAATCCTTGAAATTTCTAGCCAAATTTACAAGGGAATTAAGGACCATGTGAGTGATCCTGATTGGGGTGATGTTAGAAAGTATGATATCAATGTTAAGCGTGGACCAAAGGGTTCGCAACCTCTCTACACAGTTCTTGGTAGCCCCAAAAAGTCTGGTTTGAGTGCGGATGAGAAGGAACTAGTTTCCAACTTCTTGGAAAGAATAGATATTTCCAAGTTTACTCAGCCACCCACACCAGAGGAGGTTGCCGAAAAGTTAGGTGCTGCCAGTGATGAGCCGGCTAAAATGTCTGTGGGAACGCAGACAATTGAGGCTACGGCAGCTGGCGTGAAGCCAACAATTGATGATGAGGAGTTCAACTTCGGCGACGAAGATGAAGATCTATAATTAGAATGCTGGTGGGTCCTAAAATTTTTCAACATGGTCTAAGGACCCACCAGCAATTTTTGGTGATTTAAATGGTAAAAGACTCGGCTAATATTGAACTTATTCCTGTAAATGGTTTTAAAATTTTGTATTTTAAAACAAACCCACCTCGTATGGAGGCAAAAGTAATCTTTGATAGAGATAATATTAGTCAAAGGTTAATTTTCACTCTCATGAATATTACCCACGCACATGGCCTTGGGTGTTCTGCACCAACATTTAAAGGTATAGATGATCCCGCCATGACCTTTCTTATTGGTACTATCCTACCTTCAGCACGATCTAAAAAGAAATATGTTGAGAAACTTCATGCCTGCCTGTTGGATATTCAAGAATTTTCCCAGTTATTTATTGAACAATTGGATTTTAGCAGACTTGATTTAACCATGTTTGCTGACCTGGATGTAGATGCTTTTTATCCAGAGCAACTTGCTGCTATTCGAGATCAGCATTATGGGGGCTCATGGGAAAAATTTTTCAAAGCCATGCAGGAGGAACAGAGGTTTGAAGAGGCTGAGGTTGTCGAAAAATGCCATGAGTTTGAAAAAATTAATGGTAAAGATATTGGCTTGGTTGGTCATAAGTTAAATTATATGTTAAATATGTTAGAGGAAGGTCTGGGAAGTAATTTTGAGATAAACTGAGGTGTATGATGACTGACAAAAAAGGATCAAAGACAAACAAAAAGACCGCAAGGAAGAAAAGTACAAAAACAAAACAAATAGAAAAAGCGGCAGAAGACCTCCATAAGCATATCGAGGTGGCAAAGGTTAAAGATAGGCATGTTGGTGGGGTAAATATTAAAGAAATAGATATGGCCGTTATGAAAGAATTGGATCAGGTTTGTAAAAAAGATGCAGAAGGGAAATCTGTTGTAGTTCAGGCTGATAATTTAGAAAAATCCCATGGGGTTTTTAGAAGATCTGATTCGGAATTTGCAAATTCGATTATGCCACCTGTGGCTACGCATAAGGGTGTCACAAGTGATGTTGAAAAACTTAAAAGAGAGTTGGAAAGACAGAAAGCATTTGCCAACAAAGCCATCGCTCATTTTAAAACCACTATTTCTGAAAAAAATAAAGTTATTGAAAATTTAAAGGAAGAAGGTGCTTTGGCTCGCAGAAGGGCTGATATGCTCGATGAAAAACTTAAAAAAGCGGAAAGTATTATGGATAAACTTTTGCTCGATAACTTTATGAATGAGGAAATTTCTAACGAAGATAAGTTTGATAAGTTTATTGAAGATTTGAAAACTATATTTAACTGATGGGTAAAAAAAGAAAAAAAGAGCGTACATCTTTGTACAGCAAATTTATTAAAGATCAGGAAACGGTGTTGGGATTAGATTGTAGTTCCAATACTATCGGTTGGGGTATTATTTCTGTACATGACAATCATACCATGTTGGTGGCTCATGGACATTTTAAACCGCTCGGCTCGGAATTTTCTGAACTGGAGCGGCTTGATCATACATATAATAAGATTACAGAACTATGTGAAACTTTTAGACCAAATTGTGTTGCGGTTGAAGACATTTTCCTCTTCATGAAAGGAAAATCCAGAGCACAAACTATAACTGTACTAACGGCGTTCAATCGTGTTTCCAGTTTAGCCGCTTATAAATCAACTAAAAATGTTTCATTCTATTCTGTGCACCAAATTAGGAAAATAATTAAACATTTTTGTAATATTGATGAAACGATTCCAAAGGATGGGATGCCAGATGTAATTAGGAAATATCTATGTGCAAGGTTTTCTAATATTTTGAATACCAGAAATAACATAGCAAAAGAAACTTATGATGAGGCAGATGGTATTGCTGCTGCTTGGGCGGGGGTATTACATATTATGCATCCTGATAGAGTTGAATCCTTATTGGAAGTGAAGAGGAAAGGTAAAAAATGAAAGATCCATATGCCACTTTAGGAGTATCGCCAGATGCTTCTAAGGAAGAAATTAAAAAAGCATATAAAGACCTTGCACTTAAATGGCATCCTGACAGACATCAGGGTGATAAAAAGGCTGAAGAGCGTTTTAAGGAAATAAGTGAGGCATATAATCTTTTAAAGGATGGGAAATATAATCCATATGTACAATCAGGTCCTACAGGTTTTGACTCTTTCAATATTAATGAGATGTTTAACCATGCTTTTGGTGGGTTTGGTTTTTCTTTCAGAACACAACAAAGAGTTAAAACTGGGAATATGGCAATTTCCATAGAAGAGGCTCATGGTGGTTGTAAAAGAAAAATACGTTTAAGTGAGGTACACGGCTGTGCAGATTGTAGGAATGTTGGTAGGGTAATCACTCAAGAGGTATGCGATAAATGTGGTGGTTCTGGTCAGGTAAGGTCTGCAATGGGTGCTATACATATAGCCCGTCCCTGTGACGCATGTGGTGGATATGGTAGGAAACTTGGTGATAATTGCAACTCATGTAACGGCCAGGGTAAAAAGGAGATACATAAAGAGTTGGAGGTAAATGTTCCTCCTGGAATATTACATGGTCAAAAGGTTTATCCGCAGTCAAATTTACAAATAACGATATTGTATAAGCCACACTCATATTTTAAACTGTTGGATGAGAATACAGGACAAATAGGTAGCAATATCACTATTGATATGTTTGATGCGATTTTTGGAAATAATGTGGAAATTGATACACTTAATGGTAGGAAAAGTTTAAAGATAAACCCTGGCACACAACCAGGAGCCATATTGCGTATAAAGCGTGGTGGTGTGGGCGGAAGGGCAGACCACTTAGTAAATATAAATGTAATATTACCCAAAGATTTAAACGAAAAACAAAAAGAGTTACTACAAAAGTTACAAAAAACAATGGGAGAGTAAAATGGGAAAACGAGTAAAGCATTGGGACACTATGGAAAAATTATATGGAAATGATGGTACGGTGAAGCCCGTAGAAGTTTTATGTTCTACAGGGTCTCATGCTTTAGATGAGCTGATGGGCATTTGGGGGCTTCCAAGAGGAAGGGTTGTCCAATATGCTGGTAAAGAAAGTAGTGGCAAAACTCTTATGAGTTTGTTAGCCATTAAAGAGTGGCAAAGTCTTGATCCGGATAATTGGGCAATTTTTATTGATGCTGAAGAGACTTTTGATGTTAATTGGGCAGAAACACTCGGTGTTGATATGGATAGATTATATATGATTAAATCGAACGACGGCATCGAAATTTGGACACAACTTTGTGGTGTACCAAGTAAAGAAATCGGAAAACCTAAAGTACGCCCTGGGATTCTGGATTTGGAGAAAGAAGAGCCTTCTGGTTTAGGTTTGATTGTTTTGGATAGCATTGCTGTAGTTAACACCCCGATTGAAATGAGCAGACAAGTGGGTAATACAAATATTGCACCAATGGGTAGGTTCATGCCAGATGCTTTACGACGACTTGTCCCCTTGCTTTCGCAGACTGGAGTAACATTTATCGCTATTAACCAGGTTCGTATGGATATGTCTATTATGTTCGGCGATCCAGAAACAACTCCGGGTGGTAAGGCTTGGAAGCATTCTTGTTCTATTATGGTGAATTTTACGAGATCAATGAGTAAAAAAACCCATATTATAGATGAAGTATCTGCAAAACGTATTGGACATATTGGTGGTGCTAGGATGGATAAAAATAAAGTTGCACTTCCAGATGGAAAATGTTCAATTGAATTGAATTATTTTGAAGGAATTGTTAACAAACATAAAGAAGTTGGGGAACTTGCAATAATGTACGGCGTGGTCGAGCGTCCAAATAATAGAACATATGTTTTCGGAGATAAAAAATGGACCAGCAGAGATGATTTCTTTGTAGGTCTGGAAGATGAAAAACTTGCAGATGTTTTATTGGCGGAAGTAAGATCTGCTAAAGAAAAGGGAGTCAAACCTTCCAGGGATGATGGCTCTAATGAATTTTTTACTAATGCAAATGAAAAGGAGGAATAATGTTAATTACATGCACAACTAAGGGTTGTATGGCAACCAGTGAGGCGAAGTTGGATAGGGAATCGAAAGAAGTAATATGTGAGGAGTGTGGCAATCCTATTAAGGGGATTACTCCGTTTATGAAGAAAAGTTTGGAAAGTGTTGGGCAGGTTTTGCGCAGCAAGATGAAACAGGCTTTCCAGTCTGCTTGCAAGAATTGTAACCAAACAAGACCCCTTTATGTTAAAGAGGATAAGGCTTATTGTAAAATCTGTAATAACCAGGTTATGGTAAGTGCTGCTTTTTTGAATGGTCTAAAACAACATTTGGAAAATCAAGGAAAGGAATAATTAGTGGACGCAAGTAAGATTTTTGCTAGTGTTTCCAAATTTTGTCATGAACGACTTCTTCAAAATGAAGAGGTGCTTTCTTATTTGACAGATAGGCGTAAGTTGCGTCTTGATATAATTCAAGAATTTCAAGTTGGTTTGTTTCCAGCAGATTTGAGAGAATTGTTTTCTGTTTTAGATCCCAAAGATCTGCGTGCTGTTGGAATCATTAAGCATGCGTCTAAAAGTATGTTTAAGTTGCAAGATCTTGTTATGCCTATACAAGATGTTTATGGTAATTATATTGCTCTGGCTGGTAGAACGCGATTATCAGAAGAAGAGCGCGAAAGAAGGAAAATATCCAAATATTTGAATTCTGTTTATGATAAATCGCACCATCTCTATGGATTGAACTTTGCGAAGCGTACCATTCTCGAGAAAAATAAAGTATATGTGGTTGAAGGATATTTTGATGTAATAAAACCACATCAGCACGGAATCAAGAATGTTGTTGCCATTTGTGGTGCCTTTCTATCATCAAGGCATATTGCATTGCTTTCAAGATACACGAATAACATCGTTCTTTTACTTGATAATGAACCTGAGGCGAAGGAACGGGCCAACAAAATTGTTCAAAAGAAACAACGAGATGGAATTTCTTTATCTGCATCTAATCCATTGCCAGATGGTATTAAAGATGTGGATGAATTTTTGCGTAAATATTCAGCAGAAAAGTTGCTTTCCTTGTTGGAGGTAAGTGAAAATTATGACGATATTGAGCCCATTTGGGATTGATGAGAAGAACGACCAACACTACGGGGTGCTAAAGATGCAGAAGAAGAAAAATCGCAGTGACCATTATCAACATAAAATAGTTGAGATCCCTGTAGATCCGACCATGCTTAATGATTTTCCATTTTGTGATGGGCTTGGAGAATTTGTAAATTTATCGAAATATTCGGAGGAGTTTTATAATTTGAGACAGCAATTGATTAAAGAAGTTTTGCGAATTATTGATTCCGAATTAACACCTCGCCAGGCTGAAGTTGTTAAATTGCGTTTATTGAATATGACACAAACCCAAATTGCAGAAAAACTGGGAATTCATCAAACGACTGTCCATAAGTTATTGATGGGCAATATTGATTATGCAAATAATAAGAAGCGTTATGGTGGGGCTATTAAAAAATTGAAAAAGGTATGTGCCCGCGATTCTAAAATATTGAGTATATTGGAAAAAATGGAAGAAATGCGAGCACGAGATATCTTTGATGGAGAGGGAGATGAGTAATAGACCCTGTTTTATAGTGAAAGTTCCATCTTATATGTTTGAAGGTCCACATATGGTCCATTTGAATGGTGTTTTTGTACATCCTGGGCGAGACAATGATTATACATTATTCCATGCAGAAGGCGATTTTATTAATATTCATTGGTGGAATCCAGCAGTAGAGTTAATGGCTAAAACGACTGAAGAAGTTACTATTTCGGTTGTTAGATTGGATACGGGCGAACGTTGGGGATATTCAAATATGGAGGGTGTATTTATAGATACACGTAAAAGACACAATGACGAAAAGACTTTTAGATAAAATAAATACCAGAACTGCTAGAGTTTTGGTTGTTGGTGCTGGTTATGTGGGCTTACCTCTTGCTGTAAGATGTGCTGAAGAGGGTTTTCCAACTATCATTTATGATATAGATGAGAATAAAATAGAAAGCGTTAATAAAGGTGTATCATATATTGAAGATATACTTTCAACCGAACTTTCTCCTCTAATACATACTGGTAAGTTGCGGGGCATTTGGGCTCTTGAGAAATTAATTCCCCGTGGAAAAATCAATTTAAAGCACCCAGATGTAATTTTGATTTGTGTACCCACCCCACTCAACAAAAGACACGATCCAGATATTTCGTTTATAGTTAGTGCTGCAGAGGCTCTAGTGAGCGAATCGGTTTTACAAGATGAACAACTTGTTGTTTTAGAATCTACTGTTTATCCTGGTTTCACTAAAGAGGTTTTGCTCCCTGCCCTTGGCGAAAGTCTTGATGAGCCCTTTGTGGCATTTTCTCCAGAACGAGTAGACCCAGGTAATAAAAAGTTTAATATCAAAAATACTCCTAAGGTTGTTGGTGGTATTGGAAGTGAGGCCACTCAACTCGCTGTGGCCTTCTATGAACAGATTATTGATCAGGTTGTGCAAGTAAGTTCTGCTGAAACTGCCGAAATGACGAAAGTATATGAAAATACTTTTCGAATGATTAATATTGCTTTCACAAATGAAGTTTCATTAATTTGTAAGTGTTTAGGGATAGATGTGTGGGAGATGATTGAAGCCGCAAATACTAAACCCTTTGGGTTTATGAAATTTACACCTGGGCTTGTAGGAGGGCACTGTTTACCTTGTGACCCTCACTATCTCTCTTGGAAACTTGGATATTTTAAATATCGTTCTAAATTTATTGAACTAGCAGAAGAAATTAATGCCTCAATGCCCAAAGAAATTATTCGTTTAACAACCGAAGCCCTTAATTCTATTAAGAAATCTATAAATGGTTCCAAAATTGTAGTTATTGGTGTGGCCTATAAGCCTGATGTTAGCGATCTTCGCGAATCGTTGGCTTTGGATATTATAAAAACACTTAAAGAGAAGGGCGCGGATGTTCTATATTACGATCCTCATGTACCATTAATTAAATTTGATGACGGTGATATGAGAAGTCTTCCTTCCATACTTGGTAGTTTTGATTGCGCTATCATTGCGACCAATCACTCTTGTATTAATTATGAGGAAGTTCTGGAGTGTGCCCATGTGGTGGTAGATTCTAGAAATGCGCTAGAGGGTATTCAAAATAAAAATAACATACCGATTTTTCGACTTTAATTTTTTATTTTATGTTAAAAAAATAGGATTGGTTCGTTTAAATTATAGGGCAACGCGTTGCGTCAAATGAATGATTTCGGGAAGTTAAATAGTAAAATTCTATTTATTTCACGAATTTAGCCTAACTTTTCACATGCTTTACCAACCTTTACTCTAAACCCCACTACACGCCGTCTATCTTTCGCCTTTATATTTCTATCAATATCAGGATATAATTCATGAAAGTGTTTTTAACGCCTATACTTACACGCTTGGGAGGCGAATAAATTATGGGAAATTTTGATTTAGATTTTTCACTCGTACATAAAACATTGTACAAAGACCCAAATAAAATACCTGTTGAAGGTAACGAACATCGTATGGTAAGGGTTGCTTTTGATCTGTTTCGTTTGAAGGATGATGAGCGAGAAGATCTGTGGCAAATTCAAGCCGACGATGATGGGGAGTTTTTAGTAAGGACATATTCGCTTCCCGATGAAGAAGATTTAACTGCTTCAGATTGGAGTGTAAAAGAAGATGAAAAACACGCTAATCTCACTGTGGCTTATAAGGGAATCCCCATTCAACGCTTAGCAGGAGCAGATTTTGGTGCTACAACCCCAGAGGATACTACAGTTCTCCGGGGTATTGTTTTTGAGAAGTTGGCATCAGATGGGGAATTTGTCTTAGATTTCATCGCTTCTCTTTCTAACGAAAAGCGTGAAATTCTCAAAGAGGCTGGTATATGGGAAAAGGTTAAAGATTGGCTTACATCTAAAGACATTACTGATGAGGTTGCTGCTGCTATTGAAAAAGCCGTTAATACCAATAGTTCAGATTACAAAAAGTATTTTCGTGATAAGGCAGAAGAGTATGGGGCACCAAGCGGTGATCCTCAAGATGTTCCTGCAGAAAAAAGAGATGAATTTTTCGAAGATGTGGATGAAGGTTGGAAAGCAGAAAATGAATGCGGAGAAGGTATTCCTTTAGATCTTGCTGCGTTAGAGTTGGAACTAAGACTGAAAGAGGCTGTTGCTCCCCCACCCCTACCACCCGACCTTCAGTTTGACTTTTCTGATGTTGACGCTAATAAAGAACAGGAAGAGCCCGAAACATTTTTAGCAGATGAAGATAAAATCAATGAAATTATTAAAGAAATAGAGCAATTGGGTGCCGAAACCAAAGAAGCACTAAAACAGTAATTGGAGGCGAATAACAAATGGATAATATTAGCGCTTTAAAAAGGCAGGCAGAGAGGCTGTTGGCCAAAATGGAAGGCAAGCGTTATGTAATTGGTGACCTAAACACAAGGTTGCAGACGGCGGCAGACGAAAATCCCCATGATACAGTAATTCAAGCGATGGCTCGTGTTGTAGAACAGATGTGCCACAAAAATCCTGAAAAAATTATTAGTCAGGCTGAAGTTGAAACGCTTTTTAATGAACTGATTGGTTTGAATGTTACAGGGACCAAATTTCGCGAAGTACTTGGGGACCTGTTGGTTTCAGAAAAACCTGCTTCGATTGAAACTAATCCAGATTTTATTAAGGCGACACGAGATGATCCGCAGGAAGGAACTGTTGATTATGTGATTGATTCTGAAGTTAAAGATGGATTTGATCAGTTGTTCGGACCAATTTCTGATAAATATGATCCTCAAATTGCCACTGTTGCAAAAGAAAAGGTGAATCTTGAACTCGGATCTTTAGGATTTGGGAATCCCAGGGTTCGTTTAGCAGGTGGTAATTCCAGATATCTTGTATTTACAGCCGACTTAGATTCCAATCGTGGAGCAGTTAGAATTTTTGTGCCCACAGAAGCTTCTGGGGAAAAGCTTCCGAGCACTTTTGTTGCAGGAAATAAACTTGAAACTTTAAACGCCGCCAATATTAAAAATTACGTTAATGCTACATCTTATCGCAACGATCGTCTGCCAACAGTATCAGCCATTTTACAAACCCTAGATGTATTAACGGGTTATGGACAGAAATCTGTAGAGCAAGATGATTTTGCAAAACTATCTTCCAAGTTGCCAGATAATAATGGTAGTGAGGGAATTTCCTCTCCTGGGACATTTGCCTCCATGCCAGATGACAGCAAGACAATGCGTGACATCGAAATTCCACCGACGCCTACGCCAGAGCCACTGAAAGCGTTAACTTCTGAAATTGAAGAAAATGTTGTAGAGGCTTCTGTTGGTTACCCCCAAATGGCTGTACGCTTGGCAAAGCGAATAGTTCTGGCAGAATTAACTTCTATGGGCTTTAAAGGCTCGCAAGTTAGAATTTCTGCACCCACACAAGACGGTTTTATTTGTGAGGCAACCGTTAATTCTCCAAATGGCAAGGTAAATATTGAAATCCCAATCGAGATGCAGGGAAACGCACCATTAATGCCTTCTGTGTTTGCCAAGGATGATTTCATTGCTGATTTTAATGCTGCTAATCTTCAGGCTTTTGTTACCAGAGCTGACGTAAGTTCTTATGGCTATGTGGAAACAGGAAGTCAACTTTATGCAATGAGTTTGCCTGAACTTAAGGACGTTGTTATTCGTGCTGCAGCAAATGGTAATTTTGAAGCCTGCAATGAGGCTATGGAAGTTATTTCTGAACGCGTGGATGAAGACACATACCGTGGTGTTGTGGCAGACTATCTGAAAATTCTCTCAAACATCGAGTCTGCACAAAAATCTTTGAAGCAGGCACATGAAGATAGCGATCAGTTTGTGAAAACTCCTAATTCAATTTATCCAGTTCATAAGAGATTAGGCCGACCAGCACATGAGTTAGTTCGCGATGAAAATGGTGATTATCATTTGAAATCCAACCATATGGCTCGCAAGGAAAATGATCACGCGGGCGCATTCTTTAGTACTGCAAAGGTGTTGGTAGGAGATTAATAATGGCGGATAACGCTGCTCTTAATCGTATTTATACTGGTTTAGTGCATACTCATTATGCGCTGTTACAGTTTTATCAAAAGTTGGACGTTGGAAATGCTCAACAGAAGCAAGATGCACGTTTGCGTTT